GAGTGTGATGAAAGTGTCAGACTTTGCACAAATTTTATACACCTATGTGAACAACAAAGTGTTGAAAGGTGAAAGTGATTTGGGCCGAGACTTTGTGAAATGGCTCACCATGACCAGTGCAGTGAGTCGCAACAAGCAGGGCAAGATAGTGGATTATGTCAAACAGGAAGTCAAAGGATTCAATGCCTTATGGAAGGTGTTTGTGGGCATACAAATGGCCAAAGATGCAGTGATTCGTCAACTGGACAGTCAACAATCAGATGTCACTGCCAGCATGAACGATCAACCAGGTGGTGAAGGCTATGTGGTGCAAACTGCCAAAGGTCCCATCAAGCTGGTCAACCGTGCAGGCTTCAGCAAACAGAATTTTCAACTAAATAGATAGTATGGTAAAAGCAAAAGATTTCATGCCCAAAAAGATCAACATCATGGATCCAGCAGATGATCCAGATGCAGGGCTGGACAAAGAGTTTCGTCAAGACACCATGTTCAACCAGTTGGGCAAAGTGTTGGACAGTCAAGGCAATCCCAATCCCATCACACACGTGATCACAGATGATGGTGAAAAACACCCCATCACTGCACAGCAGGCAAAGGCACTGAGAGCATTGGCCACTGCACAGAATGTGAAACCAGCTGTGAAATTACAGTTCACCAAAGACATACAGGGCAGTGCAGGCATCAAGAAGTTTTTGAGTCAGCCTGACACCAAGAATTATGTGAGCACTTTTGTGGACATGTACATGAAGGGTCAAACTGCCTACACGCCCACCACTACCTACTAAAACCACCCAAGAATTAACACTGTAGAGAATTTTGGCATCTGATGCCATAAATAATCATAACCAATCCACTGAGCGTGGATTTGGCCATTAACGATAAAAAGGAGAAAAAAATGGCAGTAGTAACAAAAGTAAACCCAGCTTCTACAACAGTAAATTATGAAGTTGTGGGTCAAGACATCAACTTTTTCACAGTTGATTACATTAATGCTATAAACGGATCAGTAGGTCCAGCAGGAGCTCATCAGCTTGTGTTAAACACAATACAAAACACAAGAACGATAGTGGCTGCAGGTCCATTGACCGACACTAACACCCAACAAACTTTCGCAATTGAAGGTGACTTCACAGCAGCGGAAGCGTCTGCATTGCAAGTTGCAATCAGAGCATTAGGCGCGTCTGCTGGTGATGTAGCGGTTGATCTAAGTGCAGCAACAGTAACAAGAACCAAACTTGGTATCTTAACTGCTGCAGCAGTAGCATAATTTTAACCTTAGGGTTAGAAATACTTCAAGGGCGTTCAGGAAACTGGACGCCCTTTTTTAACGACTGTTAAATACCCACAACATGTATCAAGTGTATTCACTCATAGACATCACCAAAACTGATCAGCATCGCCACAAGAGTGATGATCGCTGTGCTGTGGATCAACAATCCAACTACAATGTGTTTGAGCAGTGCCTCATGCTGCGAAGCAATGTGAACATACACAGTCGTCCAGTGACTCTGCACCGCGATGTGAAAGAGTTTGCTTTTGGCAGCAGATATCAGGGTCAACATCAGATATGGTTCATGGAGTTTGACACAGAACAGCCAGACTATGTCACGGTGCAACAACTGCAGGAAGACTTCCACATGGTGCCCATGATCTCCAATCTCAAGGAGAGCATCAACATCAACAACAACATTTTTATCACTCAAGACCCTCAGAACACAAACATAGTGTTTTATAAAAACAGCACACTTAAAAACACAGAATAGCAGATAAATATTTGCATGAGCGAACTGGAAAGAGAAAATTTAGAAGCACACGTGGATCTTTGCGCGGAGCGTTACAAAGCTCTGGAAGCACGTCTTTCAGCCATTGAAGAAAAAGTGGCTGTGTTGCACGCAGAAATGCTCAAGGGCAATTCAGGCATGACCAAAACCATCATAGTGGCCACTGGCGCCATAGTCACAGGACTGCTCAGCACCATAGTCACACTGCTGATGAAATTCCCAGGTTAATCCTTCAACACCACTAAATACATACATTAAAGCATAGGACATCATGAGAATAGTAGAACTCACAGAAGCAGTCACTCCCATATGGGGTCGCAAAGGAGGCCGTGTGGCCAGACGCTATCGCTGCACAGCAGGCATTCGCAAAGGCAGAATAGTGGGCAATCCAGCCACCTGCACCAAACCTAAAAATATTCAAAAATCTTTGTCTTTCAAAAGAACATTGAGCAAGAAAGGATCTCAAATTTCTATCAAAGCAGCCAGAACCAAAAGATCCACAATCAGTAGAAAAATAAAAAAACTTAATGTGAAGAGCAGCAAAACAAAATCAGCCAAACGAAAGCCCATAAGAAAATGAAAATCCGAGAAATAGCACCTGACAATTACCTAGATCAGATCAGTAAAAAATTAGGCACCACCATGAAGACAGGTGCGCCGCTGCCGCAGAATGTGTTGCCCAAAGGACCCATCAAAACCAATGCCATGGTCAAAACCACTGTGGGCAAAGCCAACACCACAGTGAACAAGAATTTATTGAAACCTGGTGCCAGCATACCCATACCCATTAAACCTGGCAAGGAACAGGACATGGAGATTGTGTCAGTAGGACCTAAGGATATCAAAATGAAGAGCAAAGATCCCAAAGCACCTGGTGAGTTCACAGTGACCAAGAAAGAGTTGGATCCTGTGATCAGTAATGTGCTGCAAAGATCCAGAGGACAGGCACCAAGATGAAAATAAATGAATTGATATCAGATTTTGAAATTTACGTCAGCAACGAAGAGTCTGCACTGCTGAGCCGCATGCAGCACACTCAACCCATGGAGAGTTTCACAGAGCGAGAACAGTTCATCATAGAGAACATGATCCGCAAGAGCATTGTGACCAAGATAGTCAAAAACAATCAAATCCTGGTGGTGAGCAATGAAAGATCGCAAGACAGTTGCTAAAGAAATACTGCAACTGATAGACCAAGAAACCAATAAACTGTGTGTGCCCATACAGCAGGGCAACAGTGTCACCATCAAACACATGGTGGTGCGTGAAAGTGCCCAAGGATTTTTGGTGATCAATGCACTGACAGATCAGCAGGTGGCCTGCACATTCAGCAAAACTGCCGCAGTGGCCATTGCCAAAAACCATGCCCGTGGCACAGTGGATCACACTCCCATGATACTCAAAATTGACGATAAAATACAGCAAAAATACAATGATTGTGTGCATTTTAAACACACCATATATTTGAGTGAGGATGAAGATCGCAAATCCGCAGCAGAAATACGCTATGATGTGGCTTGGGATGATGTGATCACGCTGAGAAGTGAACTGGATCCTTATATCTTTGACTAAATAAATTCATATAGGAAATAATAGATGAAATTCACACAGTTAAAAAGCACTCCCACAGCAGAAAACCTTAACGATAGGGTGGCTCAGATGTTTGGATCCAAAATTAAATTGGAATCATTCACAGTGGAACAGTTGACTGCGGCTCGTGACAAACTGGCCAATCAATTGCAGGTGATTGAAAATCAAGCCAACTTTGATGCCATACATTCCAGTGAAGCCTATCAAAAAAATAGATTGTTTTTAAAAGTGATCGAACAAAGAATTACAGAATTATCACAAACCACAGACGCAGATGCGGCTCAAGCACAGACTGATGTGGCACAACCATCAGTAACTACATCAACTCCAGTGGAACAAGAAGAGTCAGTGGAAGAGACTATGACTAAACAACATTTTCAATACGTGGCTGACACTATAAAAGATATCCAAGACCCAATTAAAAAAGCAGAATATGCCAAACATCATTCAGCCATATTCCAACATTTCAATCCTCGTTTTGATCATGCAAAATTTATGGCAGCAGCAGGAGTGGAAATGAAAGAACCAGCAGAAGCAGTGGCGGAAGCCAAACCAGATTTTTTAGACATGGACAAAGATGGCAACAAAAAAGAACCCATGAAAAAAGCCATCAAAGACAAAGAAAAGAAAAAAGATATTAAAGAAGCAGCAGAAGATACTGCCAAGATAGTGATGGCCGCCAACAGCATGGTGGACAAAATCACTGGTTGGTTGGAAGACACAGCCAAAATGCAGACTGAAGTCAATCTTGATCTAGGCGATGAGATCCGAAACGAAATGGGTTCTGAAAAAGCAGAAGAATTCATTGCAGCCATGAAACCAGCAATTGAACAATTATACACTCAATTAGAAACTGTAAGAAAATCATTCACAGGCGGCGTAGCTGTCCTGACAGGCGAAGAAGCGCCGGCAACCTTGGGCGCGGATGCTCCAACAGATGACATAGAAGACCTTGAAACAGAAGTAGAACCCGAAGTTACCCCAGACACAGCAGATGACTTCACTGCCAGCGAACCAGCCACAGGTGGTGAAGAACCTGCAGACAGAAAGAAAAGAGAATCCATCATTAGAAGAAGTCCAAAATTAGCAGAAATGCTGTCCAGACCTTTCATCGGAAAAAAAAAGGTTTAATCATCGAGGCTGATCACAGCCGCATCACCCAAGTATTAAGAAATTTAATTGGCACTGCCAACAGTCAGCAGCAACCTGCCTACATCAACTATGTGGCATTGAATCGCATCATGCAAAACGTGCAAGGAGATCAATACAGTTTCGATGCTGTGAAGCAGGCCTACGACACAGATGCAGAATTCAAAAGCATAATCAAAAACTTTGACCGTGAAGGCATCACACTCAAAACAGATGTGACCAAACCAGGTGCCACTCCCACAGCACCAAAAAAGAATTCAGTGGATCGCATGGCACAGCAGGCATTGAAAAAACGATCCAAATAAAAAGATTGACAAACGCCCGCATAAATCGTATACTGATACAATGACCCCAAGAACCAAATTGGACATCATGTCTGACATTCACACAGTGATTGAAAAATATGTGTTGCCAGGAGTGGGCAGCCATGGGGGCGCTGTGCGTGTGATGGATTTTGATGAAGCCACTGGCACACTCACACTGCAGATGGGTGGAGCATGTTCAGGCTGTGCCGGCAGCAAAATGACACTACAACATGGAGTGGAAAAAATTTTGTTTCATTATGTGCCTGAGGTCAAAAAAATTCAAGCAGAAGATGATGAACACAGCACAGTGGATCCTTACTTCAGTCATCCCATAGATTATCCCAGTGCCAATGAGATGTTGGATGAACTCAACCATCTCAGCAAATTTGTGGGCACAGATCAAGACAAAAAAGAATAAAATATTCGATGACACTACTCAAACCACGATATCATTACGAAAATTTAAAAAGAGTGTTGGTGGATGGTAAAAGATTATACAGTTGTCCCAATGGTGAATCATTGCCGTCAGTGACCACCATATTGGACAGTACCAAAGATAAATCACATCTGATAGAATGGCGTCGCAAAGTGGGTGAAGAACAAGCCAACATTATCACCCGTGAAGCCAGTGGCATTGGAACTCGCATGCACAAATATTTGGAAGAATATATTGAACGAGGCAGTTGGGGCACACCTGGTTCAAATCCATTTGCACAGCAGGCACATCAAATGGCTCAGACTGTGGGCAAGAATGCTTTGATTCATGTGGATGAAATATGGGGTTCAGAAGTGAGTCTTTACTATCCTCAGATCTATGCTGGCACCACAGATTGTGTGGGCACTTACAAAGGCGCACCCTGCATCATAGATTTTAAACAGAGCAACAAACCCAAGAAAAAAGAGTGGATCACTGATTATTTTTTACAGCTCACTGCCTATGCAGAAGCTCACAACAAAGTGTATGGCACTGAGATACGAGAGGCTCATGTGTTCATGTGCAGTCGTGACATGACCTACCAGCAATTTGACATCACTGCTGTGGAATATTCCAAATATGCAGATCAGTGGTGGGATCGTGTGGAACAATACTTCAAAAAACAAGCAAACCACACCGCATAATACACTTCTCAGTCGATAAATACACTTGCAACAATCAGCAAGTTTTAGGAGACATACGTGGCAATTGTATCAATCAGTAGGATTCAAGTACGCAGAGGGCAAGCGGGTGCAGGTTCAGGCATACCTCAATTGGCGGGTGGAGAATTTGGATGGGCAGTGGATACCCAAGCATTGTACATTGGCAACGGGTCAGTGTCTGAAGGCGCTCCCACAGTGGGCAATACAAAAATTTTAACTGAACACGACAATCTTTTTGAACTCAGCAGCACCTACATCTATGGCGATGAAAACTTGGTGCAAACAGGAGCCTCAGTAGGTGCTCCAGTGCAAAGAACATTGAAAGACAGACTGGATGACTCAGTGAGTGTGAGAGCATTTGGAGTGATTGGTGATGGACTCACCAATGAAACAGTGAAATTGCAAAGAGCCATTGATCAGTTGTTTGTGAATCCAGCCACGGTGGGCAATGCCAGCAGCCGTAGACAATTACACATGCCAGCAGGCACTTACATCATCAGTGCCAGTTTAAAACTACCACCATTCACCACACTGATTGGTGCAGGCAGTGACAAAACCATCATTAATCAAACAGGCAACTTTCCTGTGTTTGAAACTGTGAACGGATTGAGAACTCCAGGAGTAGCTGGCAACAGAGCAGCCACCACCACATTGAATCAAGCACGTCACATTAGATTGCAAGGCATGACTTTAAATATCACAGGCGACAACACAGCCATGCTGGTGGACAATTGTGTGAACAGTGATTTTGAAGATATAAAAATGGATAGTGATTGGACCAATAGTGCTTCTTACACAAATAATTTTGCTATCAAAATAGAAGCCATCAGCAGCACAGTAACTTCAGCCAACAATAATTTTAAAAGCATTAAAATTAATCAGTTTCAACAATCTGTGCATTCAGACTATGATGTGTTGGAAAATCATTTTGAAAATTGTGTGTTTGAAAATTGTCAGTACGGCATAGTGTTTGGAGAATTAACCACCATAGGAGCCCCAGGACAGGCCACAGGACCCCTCAATAATACCGTGAGCAAATCACAATTCAAAGACATCAATCGTCAAGGTATTTGGGTGCGAAAAGGCCGAGGCAACAAGAGCATCAGCAATTCTTTTGAAAGTGTGGGCAACGATGGTGGCACAGAATCCAATGCTGTGTACAGTGTGATCAAATTTGAAACCATAGAAAATGCTTCACACAATGATTTCTTTGACAGATCAAAAAAATTATCCACTGAATCTGCTTTTGTGGCAGCACCATACAAACCAGAAATAGAAGGCCGTGTGGAGAATGCCACCACTTATGCATTGCTGGTAAATGTGGGTTACACAGTATCATTCACCACTTCATTTAGATTGCCTGCTGACACCACCAAGAGCTACATTGTGTATTACCTTTACAAAAGTTCTTATGTGAATGCTGTGCGACACGGCACTTTGGAAATCACTGTGAATCGCAACAACAACACCACCAGTCTCACAGACACCTATGACTATGTGGGTGATCCTGCCTACAATACTTCTTTGGATTTTAATGTGACACTGAATGATCTTGATGCCGATACCAATGTGGACACTGTGATAATTCAAACCAGAGACAGCATATTGAATGATCAAGCCACCATACTTTTCCAAGTCAAGACACAATCATAAACCTCTGATCTTTCACGGAGATTACACAGAACGTCTCACTGCCTGGCGAGAATTCAGAGAAGGATTAGAAACTGAACCCACAGCACTGCAATTAACTCTGCAGTTGTATCAGCAGTGTCCACTCACTCACACCAAAACAAACTTTTTTGACAGATCCACTTGGCCACAAGCATGGAATCTCATTGAAAAAAATGATTACAACACAGTGGACAGACTGTTGGGCATGTGGTACACACTGAGATTGACTGATAGATTTGTGCAGGACGAGATTGATTTGATACAGTGTGTGGATAAAAATTCAAATCAGTTGGAAAAAACCAATCCATATCATGCATTGGCAGTGAATCACCAATACTTGGTGTTGGAAAATTCTGCCATTTTACATCAGAAAGAGTTTGACAATCATTTCATTTCGCAATATACTTACTTTAATTTATAAAATTGATAAATATACTTTTATACACAACAACTAATTCGAACAAACTCAAATGAATTCTTCTAAAATCAAAGTAAAAAAACGAACAGGCGAACTGGAACCACTTGACATCAATAAAATGCACTTTGTGGTGGAGGAGGCCTGCGAGGGTCTATCAGGAGTATCAGCATCACAGATAGAAATGAATGCCAACATTCAATTTTATGATGGTATCAGCACCAGAGACATACAAAGTGTGTTGGTCAAATCAGCCAACGACTTGATCACATTGGAAAATCCCAACTATCAATATGCCGCAGCAAGATTGTTGCTGTATGATCTACGCAAACAAGCACATGGCGATTATGAATATCTACCATTGTTAAAACTGATCATTAGAAATATTAGATCCGGAGTGTATGACAAAACCATATTGGACAAATACAACAAGACTGAAATTAAAAAACTTAATACGTGGATACGCCGAGACAGAGATTTGGATTTTACCTATGCAGGATTGAGACAGATTGTGGACAAATATCTGGTGCAGGATCGTTCATCAGGAGCATTGTATGAAACTCCACAGGACATGTACATGATGATTGCTGCCACATTGTTTATGAATTATCCTGAAAAGAAAAGAATGAGTTATGTGAAAAGATACTATGATGCTATCTCCACACACAAAATTAACATTCCTACTCCAGTGATGGCAGGTGTGAGAACTCCCATACGTCAATTCGCCAGCTGTGTGTTGGTGGACTCAGATGACACACTCACTTCCATATTCAGCAGTGACATGGCCATTGGACTGTATGTGGCACGTCGAGCAGGCATCGGCATCAATGCTGGCCGTATCAGAGGCATCAACAGCAAGATCAGAGGCGGTGAAGTACAGCACACAGGAGTGATTCCGTTCCTTAAGAAATTCGAAAGCACAGTGAGATGCTGCACACAGAACGGTGTGAGAGGTGGCAATGCCACTGTACACTTCCCCATATGGCACTCCGAGATTGAAGACATCTTGGTATTGAAAAACAACAAAGGCACCGAAGACAATCGTGTGCGAAGAATGGATTATTCTATACAGATATCCAAATTGTTCTATGAAAGATTCATCAATGACGAAGAAATAACTCTGTTCTCGCCACATGAAGTGCCTGGACTCTATGACGCATTTGGCACAGACACATTTGACGATCTGTATCTAAAATATGAAGCAGACAAAAAAATTCCTAAAAAAACCACTGGAGCACAGGAGTTGTTCTTTGATCTATTGAAAGAACGAGCAGAAACAGGCAGAATCTACATCATGAATATTGATCATGTGAACAGTCATTCATCATTCAAAGACAGAGTCAGCATGAGTAATTTGTGTCAAGAAATCACACTGCCCACCACTCCCATACAGCACATAGATGATGTGAATGGTGAAATAGCACTGTGCATACTGAGTGCCATCAATGTGGGCATAATCAATGATTTGGATGAATTGGAACCTTTGTGTGATCTGGCAGTGAGAGCATTGGAAGAGATCATAGACTATCAACAGTATCCGGTCAAAGCTGCCGAAGTCAGCACCAAAGCTAGACGTTCTTTGGGCATAGGTTATATTGGATTGGCACACTATCTGGCTCGCATGGAAGTCAAATATCATCACAAAGCTGCTTGGGAAGCCGTGGACAAGCTCACAGAAGCATTTCAATTCTATCTGCTCAAAGCCAGCTGTCAATTGGCACAGGAGCGAGGTGCTTGTGAAAAATTTAATAGAACCAAATACGCAGATGGACTGTTGCCCATAGACACTTACAAGAAAGAAGTGGACGAAATTGTGCCACACAAAACAAGAATGGCCTGGGAGCAATTGAGAAAAGACATCAAACAGTATGGACTGAGACACAGCACACTGTCAGCACAGATGCCATCAGAGAGCAGTTCAGTGGTCAGCAATGCCACCAACGGTATTGAACCACCCCGAGCACTGTTGAGCATTAAGAAAAGTAAAAAAGGACCACTCAAACAGGTTATACCAGGTTTTCCCAAACTGAAAAATTCATACACACTGCTGTGGGACATGCCCAGCAATGATGGATATATCAAAATTGTGGCCATGATGCAGAAATATTTTGACCAAGCCATATCAGGCAACTGGAGTTACAATCCACTCAACTATGCCAACAATGAAGTGCCACTGAGTGTGATGGCTGGTGACATGTTGAATGCCTACAAATATGGTTGGAAAACTTCCTATTATCAAAATACCTACGACTTCAAAGGTGATGAAGAAGATCTACAACCATCTGGCATTGAGCCCATTGATACCAAAGATGGATCAGAAGAGTTGACATTGCCTGGATCTGATGCTAAAATCAGCACAGCATCTATAGACACAACTGACTGTGATGCCTGCGCAATATAAACTAAATAACACTCATGAGCAAAACAATATTCAATAGAAACGAAGTGGATTGGAGCAAAGAACCCATGTTCTTTGGAGAAGATTTATCTGTGCAAAGATATGATGTGTTCAAATATCCACAGTTTGACAAACTGAATCAAACCATGCTGGGTTACTTCTGGAGACCCGAAGAAGTATCGCTGCAGAAAGATAGATCAGATTTTGCCAATTTTCGTCCAGAACAAAAACACATATTCACGTCAAATTTAAAATATCAAACACTGTTGGATTCAGTGCAAGGCCGAGGACCCAGTTTAAATTTCTTACCTTATTGTTCCAATCCAGAACTGGAAGGCTGCATTGTGACTTGGGATTTCTTTGAAACCATACACAGCAGAGCCTACACACACATCATGAAGAATGTGTATACAGATCCATCAGAAGTGTTTGACACCATATTGAACGACAAAGAGATCACCAAACGAGCAGTGTCAGTCACTGAAAACTATGACAAGTTTGGAGACCTTGCATTGCAATACACAGTGAACCGCAAAGGCTCAGTGGAAGAATTGAAAAGACAACTGTATTTGGCCATGGTGAATGTGAATCTGTTGGAAGGTTTGAGATTTTATGTTTCATTTGCATGTACATTTGCATTTGGAGAATTGAAATTGATGGAAGGATCTGCCAAGATACTTTCTTTGATTGCACGTGATGAAGCCACACATTTGAATCTCACCACTCATGTGATCAAAGCATGGCAAAAAGGTGACGACAAAGACATTCTAAAAATAATCAAACAGGAAGACAAGACTGTGATTGAGATGTTCAAAAAATGCGTGGAAGAAGAGAAGGCTTGGGCAAGACACTTGTTTAGAGATGGTAGTATTATTGGTTTGAACGAAAGATTGCTGGGACAGTATGTGGAACACATTGCCAACAAAAGATTGAAAGCATTGGGTTATGATGCTGAATTTGACACTCCAGCCACTCAAAATCCTCTGCCTTGGACTTCACATTGGTTGAGCAGTCGAGGCGAACAAATTGCTCCACAAGAAACAGAAATTACTTCTTACATAGTGGGTGGCATCAAACAAGACATCAAAAAAGAAACATTCTCCAAATTCAAACTGTAAGGTCACTATGATATCCGACACCAGGATGCCCACTGCTTCAGATGCACGTGTGGCCGAAATACAATTGTTGCTGCATTGTGAGTGTGTGGATTGGCTCACATCACAACCCACTGCTCACAGCAGAGAACAACAGTGTTGGCAAAATGTGGCTCAGCACATTCAAAAGCATCAAGGCACAGCTCAACTGGGCTACAATGTGTGTGTGTCTGCCAACACCACTCGTTGGACGGCCATCCAACACTGTGTATGGCGGAATGCACAAGAACTTTTGACAGACATCACTCCAGTACAATCATCCCAACTGCATGCCAATTGTTTCATTTGGAGTCGCACTGCCAAAAAATTATTCCATAATGTATTCTTTGACACAGTGATAGTGAACTACAACTATCCTATTCAAAGACGTCATTGACACGGCACCGTTAAATAGTGTATAATACAAGCATGTCTGAATCAACCAAAACCATAGTGTGGAGCAAGGTCACTTGTCCTTTTTGTGACATGGCCAAAACACTGTTAAAAAACAAAGGCATTGTGTTTGAAGAAAGAATGATAGGTGTGAATTGGACCAGAGAACAATTGTTGGAATCAATACCACAGGCAAGAACAGTGCCACAAATCATATTAAACGGTGAACACATTGGTGGCTACGAACAACTCAAAGCACATTTCAACAAAGGAAAAAATGAATAGTTTTATGAAAGAATTGAACACCACTGATGTGTTCACAATCAAATTGATCAGCAACGAAGAACTGGTGGCTAGAATCACAGAATTCAACGACACAGAGGTGTGTGTGCGTAAACCCATGTGTATGATACAGACGCAGAAGGGAGTGGGCATGATGCCTTGGGCACTCACAGCAGGTTCACACGAACATTGGATCAATGTACAGCATATTTTGACCATATCACCCAGCAACAAAGAAATAGGCAGCAGTTATATTCAAAGCACCACAGGATTGACCATATGAGCAAGCGATTGATACTGTGTGATGTGGATGGCGTGCTGTTGCATTGGGAGCAGGCTTTTGACGCTTGGATGAAACGTCAAGGTTATCAAAAACAAAAAGAAGGCAGTTACAAAGTGGAAGAACACTATGGGTTGGACAAATCAGCCTGTGCTCTGCTGATACAGATATTCAACGAGAGTGCTGCCATGAGATATTTGGATCCCATTGACGGAGCCAGTCATCATATTAATTTGTTAACAGAGGCGGGCTATAAGATAAAATTGATCACCAGTCAAACACTGGACCCAATGGCTCATAGAGCACGCAATGATAATCTAGAAGAAAAATTTGGAAAAATATTTGACACAGTGATATTTTTAGACACCGGCAGTGACAAAGATGAAGCACTTCAACAACAGCCTGCAGGCAGTTTTTGGATCGAAGACAAACCAGTGAATGCCTTGGCAGGATTGAAGGCAGGCATGATACCCATATTGTTCACTCAACCACACAATAGAGATTTCAAACACAAAGATGTTGTTAGATGCGATACGTGGAAAGACATATACCAATTTATTTCCACTTACCAAAACTAGCATTTGGCAAACTATCTGATTGATTTGAATCAAACAAACCGATATACTAATATGGAGTTTAACAAACTCATTATGATATCATAACCAAAAAGGAGAAAACATAATGCCTACACACGATGAAATAGTACAAGCATTTGAATCGTACAAAATAGAGTCTGAAGCTTTTGAAACCAAAGGCGTAAAGGCTGCGGCTGCTAGAGCAAGAAAAGCTCTAGGGATTCTTTCCAAAGCTTCTAAAACTAGAAGAAAAGAAATCCAAGAAAAAAAGAACGCGATGTAATTCGAAAGGATGGGGCTCCAAAAGAGCCCTATCACGCGGTTTTCCCTTAATTATACAGAATTTTACATAAATAAACTCATAACAACAATAAACAAGAAGCATAATGAATCAAGGTAAAGTTAAGTGGTACAATGCCGCTAAAGGTTACGGTTTTATCACTCCAGACGATGGCAGCAAAGATGTGTTTGTGCATGCATCTGCTTTAAGAAGTGCCCAGTTGGAGAGCATCACAGAAGGTCAAGCAATCAGTTATGAATTGATTGAATCTCGTGGAAGAACCGCTGCCGGCAATCTAAGACTGATATAATCCCACATAGATCCAAAATTAATCTGTGACGCAGTACAATCATCTATTGACAATCAGCACATGATATGTTTAAATACTAACGTAGGCGATGAAGTGATTGTAATAATCATATAGGACTCGGCTCGATGCCGACACCTCCACCAAATTCGCTCACGCGAAACATAATATGTTATGCTTCACGGGGGTGAAATGTTTCGACTAGTGATGAAAAGATCATGGAGTTTACCAGTGAGGGCTCTGTAAAGGCTCAACATTACAAATGCTAACAAGCGTTTCGTATCAGAAGTAACAATCCCTGCTAACTTTTTAGTTGGCTCGGAATTGATGGCAGCCTAAAAACCTGCTACTTCGGAGAGTGATCACACTTGGCAACAGAACGTGATCAGTGGTGGGAGGCAACTCCCACCATTAAATTCATCACAAAATCCGCACAAAATAACAATTCTTAGAGCCTTGACAACAGATAAGTAATAGTTTAATATTGTATTAATTTTATGACTTTTAAAACAAGAGCTAAAATTTGGTTACACATATTTTGGCGTTGGTGTAAATGGTACAGAAAAGAATTGAGCATCGCAGGTCTGATGCTGTTGAGTTTCTATGTGGGCACATGGTATCCCAACAATAATGCTCAGAAACAAATCACCACAGGTCCTGTGGAGCAGTTGAGAAAAACTGCCAAAAGTTTAGGTCTAGCAGAACCCATCATGAGTTATTACAATCAAAACACATTCATCAATGCCATGAGCAAATGCATAGACTATGTGGAGTTTGGACTACCTCGAGATCAGCACATACCCAAAGCCATCATAATTGCCATGGCCATGATGGAGAGTGACAATGGCAGCAGTAGATTTGCCATGGAAGGCAACAATCTGTTTGGTATCAGAACGTGGGATCCAGCAGAACCTCAGATGAAAGCCTACTATCAATTGAATGCCAAGTGGGGACTTAAAAAATACAGAACCAAATGTGCATCAGTACAAGACATGGTGAACATTCTCAACACCAAAGATGTACACAAAGAATTCAGATATGAAAGAAATCGTCAGATGAGTAAATCCACTCCTGACATCAACAAAATAGTGGATCGTTTGGACAAATGGGCCACTAACCCCAACTACCGAGACGGTATCAAACAGATCATCGAAGATAATTTAAAAGAAATTAAAGATTAGAGTGTGCCAGTGTCAAACACCAGCACACCATTTTGCTCTCGTTGCCTTGAACCAAATATAGTTATTATTTTTTAAACTTGGCTATGATAGAGTTGATTTGATCCTTGCCAAAGTAGCCCAGAGCAATACCAACTGCTAATGTGATAATTATTGTGATCATAATTGTCTCCATTGTTTTGTATAAGTATTTAGCCACATATCTACGATTGACTGTGAGATTATGTGATGCTATAATGAGAGGATGAGTTTTATTGTGATGGGTTTGGGCAAAAGAATCAAAAAAAAATTAGCAAGAACTAAACGACTGGCCAAAGCGAGAGAACAGCATCGCAAGTGGTTGAAAAGTCAAGGCTTGGACAATATCAAAAAAGACAAGAACTTTGGTTATGACATTCCGGATTACACTCCCAAAAGAAAAATGCCTCGCACATCGGACAAGATTGTCAAGGTGTCTGGTCGTGCGGAACAACAGCACTATTCAGGTGAAAGAAAATTGATCGGCATCGGTATGCTACACAAGAGCAACCTCGTGCCGGTGTTTGACCAGCAGGACGCCATAGACATCTCCAAGATGCGTAGAAATTAAATTGTTGGGTTTTCATCTAGATCAGATTGATCTAATTGTTCCTGCCATTGTTTCAACAAATCATCAGTGACTTCTTCCAATTCTAGTTCATTGAAACAATACATGGTGCCATGACTGTCGGGGAAGTTAAATCTTACTTCAGCAGTGACCTCTTTGGCATAAATCTTGCAATCATCTCTAGTTGCAAACACTGGTTCTATGTTTTTATAGTTTTCACATATTGGTCCAAAACATATCACCACTATTAAGAAAAATTTCATAAAAATATTTACACTATCCTATGCACACAGTTCTATAGATGTTTAATTATTTTTGCAGAGCTGTGTTGCTTACAGTGCTGGTTCTTCCATTCTGGCTGGTCTAGATGGTGTAGATGGTGTGGGCAGTGGTCGGCTTTGGATCGCAGGCACATTGCTGGCTCCTGCTATTTTTTCTTGTGTTCTTCCGAATGCAGTCAAACCCAACACAGCACCCATGGCCACGTGATACAGTCCTGCACCTTGCAGAGTCAGCGGCATCCATTGGCTGGTTACTGCGCCACCTGAATAGGCCTGCAGTATGGACCACAAAATAGGAGCAATCACAAAATCAAAAGTACAGGTGCTCATGTAGACCCATCCCATCATGGGACGCCATTTTTTGCTCATCCAGTCTTCTTTGGTGATAGCACTTGATGTGCTCATTTCAAAGTCTTTGCCGGAATTTTCTGTCCTGTTGATGTCTATGTTGTTCATTGTGATATATTGGTTATGTACCAATATATTTATCCAAATTGTAGGGAATTAAACTACCACTTATTGGTTTTTTTTCTAATGTGTTTTTCGATCACAGATTTGCAGGCATCATGCCAGTATATGCCGCTGTCACGCAACTGTTCGTTGGCTTGACGTAATTTTTCCAATTTATTAGTCAATGTTTTGTTCTGTGCTGTGGTGAGTCGTTTGGTGGTGTTGCTGAGTGCGTCCAGTCGCTGAAGCACATCATCTATGGCAGGACAGGTGATATCAGGCACCTTGGGTGCTCGGCGTCGCACTGATTTCCACACTGCTTCATGTTTGGGTATTCTTTTTTTTCTAGCCATTTGCTCAAATTATTTAAAGTGGTTGTGCAAATGATAAAGTGTTGCTATTGTGCATCTAAAAAATATTTTGGTTATATTGGTAACAAAAGTCAATAAGTGTGCGGTTAATGTTTTGGCATTAGTGATTGACATTGCATGAGTATTCACATATAATGAACACATGAGCAAAAATGCTACAACACAACAAGGAGGCAATATGATAGGCTCGAGAATAGCAATGGTAATATTGTTGGCTGGTTTACTGGGTGCCTGTGCAAACAGGATGGTAAAACTGCCAATCGAAACTACTGACGCTAAAGAAGTACCTGCTTGGTACTTGCAACACGCAGACACTGGAACCCAAGGATGGTTATGGAACAAAGAAGGTATGTTCTATGCTGTGGGATCCGATGTGTCACCCGACATGGAAATGTCACACAAGAAGGCTTTGATCAAGGCCAAAGCCAAGATAGTAGACAGAGTGGTGGGAGAAGTCAACAACAAAACCACTTACAAATTGGATGAAACAGGCAATGCAGAAAGAACTATAGGCAGAGTGGAAGCTCAAGATCTCATAGTGAACATCATTGCTGACACATCTTTAAGAACCTATGCTGTGGAAAAGAAATTAACAGTATTCAATCCTGAAATCAACAATTACAGGAGTTTTATATTGATTAAGATCACCAAAGCAGACGTGGATGCTATCTTAAAAAAATATGAGCAGGACAAACAGAACAAATTATTTTCAGGTCAAAGATCAAGTAATTTGGAAAAGTCCAGCGACAAGTTATTAAACAAAACGAACTAGTATGATCCGTTTTGAATACCTACTGGCAGCCACCGCCTTATTCTTAGGGCTGACGTGGGCTACATTGGCCACAGCAGGTGGACCATGGAGCAATCAATACTGTAATCTCAAAACGGAAACAGTGATTGTGAAAGACCCACAGGGCAACATTGTCACAGAAGACACAGTGGAAAAACTGGTGTGTGATGATGGACGCAAAGACTTTTTGCAATACAGTGGTATTGCCAAGAGCTGTAGGGAATTCTGGTATGAAATCAATCTAAACGGATCTTGGGTCAACAAAAGAGGTTATGTGTGTCAAAAATTCGATGGTAGCTGGGAAATCGTTAATACTGGCAATTAGCCTATTGCTGTTGAATCAGTGTGCTTCACACACTGTGGCAGTGGACAGTCAAAGTACCTACAAAAGTGTGGAAACTGTGTACAGTGCCAACATGAGCAGTGCCAACTATCTGGCTAACTTTTTCAAATACAAATTTTACATGTTGGATGACGAAGACAAAGAACGTCAAAAAACTGCCATATATTATGCTCTCAACAATCTGGATCATGATGTGGTCACCAGTTGGTACAACAACAAAACCGAAGCTCAAGGTCACGTAAAAATAGTCAGCAGTTATCCGCAAGGCGCAGGCTACTGTAGAGTAATTTTTAGTCAATTGATACACAAAGGCAGACAACGCAGTTTCAGCGAGACTGCTTGTGTGGATATGAGCCATTTGGGCTGGCGATTCATCAAATAAATCTGATAAATATATCCTAACAAGGATATTAAATGTTATTGGGCATAGTCACATTATTGACAGCATTTGCATTGAGTTCAGCCGCAATTTATTTTTCGGTGATAGGACTTGTGGCCATATTTTCAGGTGCCGCAGTGCCCATCATATTCATGGGAGTCACTCTGGAGATTGCCAAACTGGTCACTGCCAGTTGGCTGTATAGAAATTGGCACCTAGCAGCTAGATATATGAAATACTACATGAGTATTGCCATATTCATACTGATGGTGATCACCAGCATGGGAGTGTTTGGATTCCTATCCAAATCGCATCTACAACAGGGAGCCACATCCAGCAATAACACACAACAAATTCAAATCATCAACAGTCAAATCAAAGCTGAACAGGATGTGATTGAGCGTCAGCAAGACATTATCCGACGTAATTCAGGAGCGGGTGGTGGAGCAGGTGAACGCATAGCCCAACTGCGAGAAAGAATCAAACAATTAGACCGAGAAGTGGAAGCCTACACTTCACAAGGAGCCACCAGCACCATATTCAATGACAAAGTGGCCAAAGGCATAGAACTTAAAAAACAACAGCAGTCTGAACGCGACGGCATTGACAGAGAGATCAAACAGTTGACCACTGCCAATCAAGGCAACAACTCTGCAGCAGAAGCACAGATTGCTCGCAGTCAACAACGCATACAGCAATTGATCAATCAGCGAGCTCCGCTACAAACCACACAGATCACATTGGATGCTGAAATTGGTCCTATCAAATACATTGGGGAATTGTTTGTGGACCTAGGCATGGTGGACAAAGTCAATACTGATATGGCAGTGCGTTGGATCATTGTGTTGATTATTATTGTGTTTGATCCATTGGCAGTGTTGTTATTGATTGCAGGACAACAAAGTATAAGACAAGCCAGAGGCAACACAGGCGGTGGCAGCAATTCTCCCACAGCACCCATAATAGATCCCACTCCAATATTGAAAAAAATCAGCGAAAAATTTAAGGAATTTCCTTTCAAAAAAAAAGACTCTGATGTGAATAAACTGAGCACATTAGTGCCAGTCAAAACCAACACAGATTCCATGACCACAGGATTAAGACTGAGTGCTTTGATGCCCGCCAAACCAGCACCAATGCCTATAGAAACTCCTGCTGTGCCTCTCACGCAAACTGAAGTTATAGACACTGAAGATGGTGACACATTGGAAATTGTAACTGAAGCACACAAGACTAGACTGCAATATTTTAATGCTCAAAAAGACAAAGCCAAAGAATGGAAAGGACTTCAAACCAATCCAAGAAACACCATCAAAAGATTGAGATTCAATTATGTGGCAGGTTTTATCGATAAATTGCCTTGGGAGACTGAAGAAACAGTCACACCGCCCATGCCCATAGATCAATGGAATCAAATGTTGGAACAAGCAGAAAAAGCATTGGAACAAGACACAGAAAAAAAAACCAAAAGTTATATCATCAAAGAAGATCAGCAACAAGTGAGAAAAACGGTAGAAGAAGAATACATTCAAAACGAAGAACAGTCAGATCAATCAATCTGGAATCGCATCAAAAAATAAACCCATAACTACTATTGATGAGTAAAATCAATCTAATCACAGCACCAGACAGACTGCACAACCACAATGTGAGTGTGCTGCTGATCAATCCCAGTGATGCTGTGAAATTGGATTTCAATCGTGCAGTATTAAATTTGAACAAAGACATCAATCTTTATCTGTATGAAACTTCAATCAACAACGATGAATGGTTGATCACTGTGAGCAACACCGTGGATCATATAGTGTTGGATATCAGCCACACTGGCAAAGATTTTTGGTTGTTGGGATATCTGCTGAGTCAACCTCACACTCATTATATCAGTGTGCAAGATCCCACACCTTATCATTTGTTGTGTGCGAATAGAATATATGATTTCACTGCACTGGTGGAAAAAATCAATAAGAAGGATTAATATATGCCCATGCGAGCTGATCTGTGGTTTCCACAGATTGTTTGGAAAGACACACTGACCTCGGTGGACAATGCTGCCATTAGAGCACACGTGCTGGAGACCAAAGCGAATAATAAAGGCAAAACAGCCACCAATCAGCTGGGTTGGCAGAGTGAAGACTATCTGCTGGACAGTGGCAGACCCATACAGGTGGATCATATGATACGTGTTCTAAACACTCACGTGCAAGACTGTGCCCGTCAAGGCAGTTTGCCACCTTTGCGAATCTGTAATTTTTGGTTCAATGTGAATCCCAAAGGATCCTACAACACCCTACACAATCATCAACACAGTGTGCTGAGTGGTGTGTACTACATCGACATACCAGATCAGAACATGGGCAGCATTGAATTTCACAGATCAGATGAAGCACAGTACTACATACCAGACAATTTGGACAGATACACTCAGTTCACCAGTCACAAAGCCACCTACCATCCTGTGACAGGCATGCTGTTGATATTCCCCAGCTGGCTCAAACATTTTGTACACAGCAATCAAAGCGAACAAGCACGCATATCCATGAGTTTTAACACAGAATTGGATTTGCAAAAATAATTGCCAAAATCTCTTGACTTTTGCCACAATAATCATTATATTAATACAGTCACAATAGTGTGACCCAACTGTATGAATTGCCGCATGGGATTCATACACAACTCGCTAAAAAGGAGAAAACTATGAACAATAGAGCACTAACTATCTTTAATCAACTGAGACCCGTTACAGTGGGCTTTGATAACTTCTTTGATCATTTCGAAAGAATGTTTGAAGGAGATATAATGGCTCCTGCTGTGAACTATCCACCATACAATATTGTGAGAACTGGCAGAAATCAGTTCAATATTGAATTGGCATTGGCAGGTTACAACAAGAAAGACATTGAAGTGACTGTGGAAGAAGGCCAATTGACTGTGAAATCCAAAAGAGCGGACAGCACACAATCAAAAGACGCCAATGGTGAGATACTGCACAAAGGCATCGCCAGTAGATATTTTGAAAGATCGTTCACCATCGCTGATGATATCGAAATCAAAGGCGCTGAGCTGAAGGATGGTCTTTTGACCATATCACTGGAAAAGATAGTACCTGAGTCTAAAAAACTTAGAACCATCGAAATCCTATAATACAAATCTAAGGGCGTGGCAACACGCCCTTACTAAATATAAAATATATGAGCAAAACCAAAACAGATGTGGTGATTGATGAGAAGGTTCAGCAGATAGTGTTGGAACCAGAACCAGTCAAGGTCATCATGCTGAATGATGATATCACACCGGTGGATTTTGTGGTGGAATTATTAATCAAGATATTCAAACACACACAAGAGTCAGCCAAAGAAATCACACTCAAAATACACACCGAAGGCAGCAGTGTGGTGGGAGCATACAGTTTCGAAGTGGCCGAACAGAAAACCAAAGAAGCCATAGAAGAATCCAGAAGCAGAGGATTTCCTCTACAAGTAAGAATGGAATAATATGAGCCTCAAAGATCTCACTTGGGAACATCACAAAAACGCAGAGCGTCAAAAGTTTGTGAAGGTGATGTTTTCAGGCAGCATAGATCCCAAACTCTACGCAGAATTTTTATTCAATCAACATCAAGCCTACGATCTGTTGGAGGCCATGTCTATGGCACATGGATTGTTCAATGACATGCCTGATGTGCGAAGAGCTCCAAAAATTTATGAAGATTTTAAAGAGTTGTGGCAGAATGATGTGTCGTTAGAAATCAAAAACAGCACTAAAGAATATCTTGCACATCTTAAAACAATCAAAGACAACCCCACAGCACTGATGGCGCATATCTATGTGCGACACATGGGTGATCTGTCAGGTGGCCAAATGATTCGCAAAAAAGTGCCAGGCATGGGTAAAATGTTTGATTTTGAAGACAGAGACAAGGCCAAAGAAGTTATCAGATCCAAGATCAATGATTCAATGGCAGATGAAGCAAAAAAATGTTTTGAATTTGCCACTGCCTTGTTTAAAGAAATGATCAATGACTAAAAAGAAAAAATTCAAAGACTTCCCGGGTAATCTTATCAAAATAAAAGTGTTGGAAGATGAAATTGACTATTTTAAAACACAGATTCAAGAACACGACACAGGTCATATCTACACCACCATAGACACACTGAAAGACAGAGTGAGAGAACTCAAAGGTCTACCAGAAGAATATTAGCATGAGCAATATCTGGAATATCCTCATAGAATGCAAGGACGATATCATCAAAGAATTTGATTTGCGAGGTCAAGAAATTCAAGAACCCGGCATGAGCAGATTCAATCAACCTGAAAATGGTTGGATCAATAGAGTGTGGCAGACCGAACACTGTCGTCGCTGTCACATAGATGTGGTGGATGCTAGACAAAGCAAAGGTCTTTGGATGATGCATGTGTGTGTATTTCCCAATCTGCACAACAACGGTCCCATATATGGATTTGATGTCATAGCAGGAGAGCACAAGATGACAGGTGCATTCCATGACTTTTCACGCAGTTCAGGAGGAGAACAGCATCCACTGATAGAATGGTATCATCAAGCAGTGTCAGAGTTTGTGCCTAGTAAGAAAAGAAAATTGCCAGAGTGGGCATTGAATATATTTTCAGGCAGCATGATTGCTGCAGGCAATGTGCAAACTGATGAAGAAGCCACAGCCATAGTGAATCTTGCAGTGAACAATCTACGAGTGTATTTTGACAGCATAGGACAATATGCTCACACTGCTAAGGAAGCAGACACCATTGAGGCACAGAACTATTACTGTCACAATCAACAACAGAATCCACACACACCCAGAGTGATGAAGAGTTTGGGTCTGGCCGAAGCAGATGTGGAATTGTTCTGTACTGATGCACTATTTCCCAAAATACGATAAACCTGATTTAAAAAACCGCACAGTGCTTGATTTTTTTTGGCGTTGCTGTGTTTGACAGACTGTGCCAATGTTGTTATAATGATAGTATGATTACCAACACCTATCAAGAGGTCATCCGCAAAGTCAAAGTGATTTACGAAAAGTCTTTGGAATTACAACAGATTATCAATCAAGTGCCCTGCACAGTGACCGAAAATGAATTGCATTATCTTATCAACGACATACAGGCTTTGTCAAGAGAAGTGGCCAATACCTACAACCTTATACAAAAATGATTATATCCATCACAGGCGGCAAGCCTAAACTCAAAGATCTAGCAGAAAGCATGATTAGATATGCTGCTGATCTACTGATGGATAAAAAACTCATTAAAAAATTAACAGTGGATTTGGAATTCAGCAGGACTTTGTACAAAGATGATGCCATGCTGGCTGAGATCGACTTTGATGACAGACTAAAAAAACCTAGAGAATTCACCATCACTGTGGACAGCACAGTGCCCATGAGACGCATTATGGAATCCATTGCCCACGAGATGATACATCTCAAACAATATGCCACTGGCGAAATGCAAGACACAGACAGGTCTGAAGTGGTCAAATGGAAAGGACTGGACATTAATCTACAACAATGGGAGTATTGGGATCGACCATGGGAGATAGAAGCTCATGGCAAAGAGTTGGGCATTTTCATTAGATGGGCTGAACATCACAATCACAGCAAAGAATCTTGGACACAGGAGCAATATGTCTAAAACACAGAATAAAACTCCCAGTTTACACAAGTTTTTTTATTCAGTTTTAACAATAATGCTGATATTGATGTTGCTTTGCCTGTGGGGAATACTTAAATAGTGATGAAACATTTGGTGTGCTACTATGAAAAAATCCAGTGCATTTGCTCATGTCAATAGGATCAAACGTGCCTGTGAACGTCACAGTCATATAAAGAATTTTTATCCCACACTGAATCAAACCAAATATTGGTTTGGAATCCTCAACAAAGAAATTTTTGATTCCAAATTGAAAAGACCACGCATCACTGTGAGTCAAAAGAAACAAGTGATGGGACAATGTGTGGCCCACTGGGACAGCAGGATTGCAGGACGCAGAGGCGAATGGGATCAAAAAAAAATACCCTATCACAATCCCACCATGCATTATCTAATAGAAATGCATCACAAGTTTAACACTTGGAGAGATTATATCGAAACACTGGCTCACGAAATGGTACACTTGTATCAAATGACCGTGACCAAAGATCCCACAGCCAATCACAATGACAGCTTCTATGCTTGGAAGAATCGTTTCAAAAAGTTTGGATTAAATCTAAGTAGATAACTCTTATTTATCAAAATTTGGATTTGTCAGGTGTTCTAGGGTGATTATTTCGTCTTTTGGTAAAACTTGTGTGTCTGATGCGTTCTTCACAACAGATTTACTTTTTGCCCACGATTTATAAGACATTTCCTTGTCCGCTTTGGCTTCTATTCTTCTGATCTGTCTTAAACTCTTTTTGGACATACAATACTTATCTCTAGGTTGACTTAGGCACCAAATAGTGCTATATTTTAGTATATTTAACACAAACTAGAAAACATCGAATGAAAGTTGAAGTAAGAAACAATAACGTGGAAAAGGCAATGCGTATTCTTAAGAAGAAACAGAAACGTGATGGTTTTTTCCAACTGCTCAAGGAAAAAGAATTTTATTCCAAGCCCAGTGAGCGAAAACGTGAAGAGCGCAAGAAGAACATTGCCAACTGGAGACGAGCTAAGAAACTCAGAGATCAGCTGAGATAAAAGATGAAATGGTTAACTTACAAGTTGCCAGAACATCTTGTGATACATTATGGCATCATGCTGATGTTAATCACTGTGATAATGCCTGTGTTTTTTTTAGATAGAGATTTGGATTCTTGGGGGTATTTTAGTAATTTTATAATTTTTGATATAATTTATTACATTTGTTTTGAAAAATTTAACTTTACAATTGACGACTAAGATAGTATAATACAAGTATGAATCAAACAAATTCTTTGGACAAAGTTTCTGTGTATTGTTCTGACACTGATAAAACAGTACTAGCAGAAGTGTTGGAATTTAAACCTAGACAATTTTTAAATGTGGCCGTGGAGCGATCCATTAGACTCACTATGCGGTATGATGCCAAGCACAATCAATATGTGGGCAACATGGCCAATCTAGAATTTACTTCGAAAGGACCCAAATAATATGCCATCATTGGTGCCCATAGTTATAGAACAAGAAGCCAGAGGCGAACGATCCTACGACATATACAGTCGACTGCTCAAAGATAGGTTAGTGATGTTGGACACAGATGTGAATCCAATCAGTGCCAGTCTTATAGTGAGTCAACTTTTATTTTTAGAAAGCGAAACAGTCAAACCCATACACTTCTACATCAATTCTCCAGGAGGATTGGTCACAGCAGGTTTGGGCATCTATGACACCATGCAATATATCAAATCACCTGTGTACACCTATGTGATTGGTCAGGCTTGCTCTATGGGCAGTCTATTAGCACAATCAGGTGCACCAGGACACAGATACATGCTGAAACATGCTAGACACATGATACACCAACCATCAGGTGGCACTCAAGGTCAAGCCACAGACATACAGATTCATGCTCAAGAGATCCTTAAACTGAAAAAGGAACTCACTCAGATCTACGTCACACACAATTCCAAAGGCAAAACCTTTGATCAATTGAGTGCTGACATGGAGCGAGACAAATTTATGAATGCGCAAGAGTCGCTTGAGTATGGATTGATAGATAAAATTCTATCCAAAAAAGACTAAAAACGGAGAACAAAGATGAAAAAACGATTGACTAGAATCAAAAATTCTAGTAATATATTAACAAGATTATTTAGAAGCTTTGCTTCTGATAATACAACAACTAGAAAACAAGAAGGAGTCATCTCAATGAGAAGATCAACTAGTATACAAGACAGAGTAGAAGCCGCTTTAGAAGCTGGCGAAGCTCTTACAGCAGCAGCCATCAAAAATAGATTTGGTGCCGCTAACCCAGGTGCAGTAATTCAAAGCCTAAGATTCAAAGGCTTCCCAGTATTCTTAAACACAAATAAGAGAACTGGCGCAAAAGTTTACAGAACTGGCAAAGCCCCAAGAAAAGTTATTGGTGCTGGCTATCAAGCAATCGCAAAAGGCTTGATCAACGTAGAATAATTTCTACTTCTGTTAGTTAGGAAAAGGGTGGTTCTAGTAGCCGCCCTTTTTCATTTGTGCAAATCCTTTGTAAGTCATTGATTTTATTGACTTTTAAAGGTTAAACACAAGAAATATAATTTGACTTTTGAATTCAAAGAAGTTATTATATATATACATTAGGCAAAATACAACTTAGGCAAACAACCATAGGCAAACATATGAAAAAACAAATATACGTGCTAGAAGGCAGTTATAGAAGTAAGAAGATAGAAAATCAAGTATTCGAAATGGTCAAACCATATCATCCATATCCGCACAAACCAGGTGGCTTCGTCACAGTCAAAGTGGAAGATATCAAAGAATTTCCAGGTGCCACAGACAAAGAGATCAGAGTATCTGTGGAATCTGAATCGCAATTGAGAGACAAAGCACCAGAAGCTCCCAAAGAAGAGAGCGATACAGAAGTGGTAGAAAGATTAAGAAAAAGATTCGACATATTAACAGACATGACCAAAGCCTGCAAAAGAGGCGATGTGAGAGCAATGATTGTGTCAGGACCTCCAGGCGTGGGTAAATCCTTTGGAGTAGAAGCAGTGCTACAAAAACATGACATCCTAGCCACACTGGGCAACAGCAAACCCAAGTATGAAGTGGTCAAAGGTGCTATGAGTGCATTGGGCTTGTATTGCAAACTGTATCATTTCAAAGAGAAGGACAATGTGTTGGTGTTTGATGACTGCGACAGTATATTATTAGAGGACTTATCTTTGAACATATTGAAGGCAGCATTGGATTCCAAAAGAACTAGAAGAATTTGTTGGAACACAGAAGCATACAGATTGAGAGAAGAAGGTGTGCCCAGCAGTTTTGAATTCAAAGGTTCGGCCATATTCATCACCAACATCAAATTTGACAATGTGAAGAGTAAAAAACTAAGAGACCATTTGGAAGCATTGGAGTCCAGAAGTCACTATATTGATCTCACAATTGATACCATTAGAGAAAAGATATTGAGAATTAGACAGATTGTCACAGATGGTATGTTGAAAGAATATGAATTGACTCCTGAAACTGAAAATCAGATAGTGGAGTTTGTGGTGGAGCATCAACGCAGACTGAGAGAGATCAGTCTTAGAACTGTGCTGAAGGTAGCAGATTTGGCCAAAGCATTTCCCAACACTTGGGCAGAAACTGCCGCTCATACCATATTAAAACCTAGATAGTATCCATGAGAACACAACCACAAGAAGTAATTGCTAAACTGGAAGCAGACAACAGCAGATTGGCCAAAGAAGCCATTCTGTTGTCCGCTATGAAAGAAGGCCTAGATGAATTCTTTGAAGGTGTGCGTATGTGTTTGGACAAACTGTACACTTTTGGAGTGAAGCAAGTGCCTGAAAAAGACACAGTTATCCAAGGTCAAGGCTGTGAATGGAAGATATTCAAACAGTTGGCAGAGCAACTGCATCGTAGAGAACTCACAGGACATGCCGCACGTGATGCCATCAACCTTGTGATGAGTTCAGCCACAGCAGAACAATGGAATGGTTTTTACAGAAGAATACTGATCAAAGACTTAAGATGTGGAGTCAGCGAAAAAACTGTGAACAGTGTGGCCACCAAGAACAAATTTAAACAATATGAAGTGCCAGTGTTCACTTGTCAATTGGCACATGACAGCGCCAATCATGAAAAGAAGCTGGTAGGCAAAAAGATGTTGGAAGTCAAACTGGATGGAGTAAGGGTGATCACTATTGTGTATCCAGATGGCAAAGTGGACATGTTCAGCCGCAATGGCAAAGAGTTTACCAACTTTGGACACATCGCAGAACAGATATCGCAAGTGGTCAAGAAAAGCCCACCACCTTATGCTGTGGTGTTGGATGGTGAAGTGATGAGTGAAAACTTCCAAGACTTAATGAAGCAGGTACATCGCAAAGAATCCGCAGGTGCTTTGGATGCTGTGTTGCACTTGTTTGATTTTTTACCATTGTCTAATTTTATGGAAGGCTATTGGGATAAGAAGCAGTCGGACAGAACTGCTATGGTCAAGGCTTGGTACGATGAGCATAAAACCAATTTAAACGCCGTCACAGTGCTGGCACATGAGATTGTGGACTTAGACACTGTGGAAGGACAAAAGACCTACACAGACGTTAATAAGAGGGCAGTAGCAGGTGGATATGAAGGCATCATGATCAAAGACATGGATGCTCCATATGAATGCAAAAGAAGCCATGCTTGGTTGAAGTTGAAACCATTTATTGAAGTGAGCTTGACTGTGAAATCTGTGGAAGAAGGCACAGGCAGGAATGTGGGCAAACTGGGAGCATTCATTGTGGAAGGCACTGACGATGGCAAATTTATTAAGACCAATGTGGGCTCAGGATTGACTGATGAAGAAAGAGATGAGTTTTGGAAGGATAGTAAATCTTTAATAGGACAAGTGATTGAAGTGAGAGCAGATGCTATCACACAGAATCAAGATGCTGTGAATGAATATTCATTGCGTTTTCCAAGATTTATGAAGTTTAGAGGCTTTGCCAAAGGAGAAAAACTGTGAGCGAGCTGGAAATAATCAAAAAAGCAATGATGGAAAACAAAAAACTATTTTTGAGTGAGATGAAACAGTTGAATGACAAGGTAGATGCTTTGAACACCAAATTAAGCAAACACATATCATTCATTGAACAGGTGTATGCTCCGTTGAGCAACAGCATAGATAAATTTAAAAAATTATTCAAATGAAAAACATATTCAAACACATATTGCCTGAACTGTTTGATGTAGACACTGCTTTTAATAGTTCATTGCCTAAGGTCACTAGATTTCAAATACTGATGGTTCTTGCCACCATGTGGGCTTTTATATTTGCACTTATTACTGCAGAATTCATACATTTCGGCATTAATGTGACCACCAGTGTGATTGCCCATGCTTTGGTGATAGGTGGTATTATCTTCACAAGAAAAAAACTAAATCAGAGGATTGACGGCTACAATGGTCGAGGATTGGGTGGAGAACACGAATGAAAAAATACACTGTGGATATTGCCGTGGGTGACTATGTGGCAGTGGGTCGTTTTAGAAACGTGACCACGCAGATCAAAGATATCACAGTGGATGATCACGGTCAGCCCATCATACACACCAACAAAGGCCCTAAAAAATTATTCAGTTGCAGACTGACCAAACTGGAACCTGGCAGCAAAACACCACGCCAAATATTACAGGAGAAAAAATGAATCAAGACATCACACTGTTGATGGGCATCATACTGTTGATGATGTTGGGTGCAGTGTTGGGGTGGTATCTGTGTGAAAGATGGTATTCCAAACGAATTCTTGTCATACTGGAAGAGTGTAAAAAATTAAATGCTGCCACCATCACACTGTGGCAAGACATACTGAAACACAAAGAAAAAAGTCTTCAAGATCAAGACCACACATCGAAATAGGTTGATTTTATGCTCAAATGGCTATATAGCTGTTATAGCATGAGTGATACCATAGAAAAATATAGACCCAGCATCCAAGACAGAATCGCAGAAAGAGTGCGTGAAATAGTTGTGCCAATAGAAGACTGGTTGGAACGATTGATCACCATGCCTGATAGATTCAATCCTGAAACATTTGAATTGATAGAACATTTCAAAAAAGAAAAAGTGGGTGGAGTACATGCTCGTAAAATAATGGAGATGTATGAAACACAATACAAAGAGTACAAAGATCTGTTGGAACTGAGAAAGAAAAATTTAAAATTTGCTGACATAGACGAAGAAGGACAAGGTGATTCTGAAGAACGACAACTGCTGGAATCATACGAAGACGTCAGCAATGAAGTGATAGAAAAAGGTATCAAAGCTCACGACAACATATTCAAAGCCTGCGATTATATGATAGACATGGCCAATGCCAATCGCAAACCACGCAAAAAGAAGCCCATCAGCAAAGACAAGTTGGTGGCCAAACTGCAATACTGCAAACAAGACACCAAGTATAATTTAACAAGCATTGATCCCAAAGACATCATCACTGCTGAACAACTGTGGGTGTTCAACACAAAAACTAGAAAATTGGGCATGTATGTGGCCAGTGTGTTGGATCCTAGGGGTCTTAACAGGGAGGGCACAGGATTGATGGTCAAAGGCACTTCCGTACAGGGATTTGATCCAGCCAAAAGCAAGCAAAAGACCCTGAGAAAGCCTGCAGAACAACTGACTGAATTTATGAAGTGTGGACCTGTGAAATCCAAGACTTTTTTCAGTGAAATTAAGAGCATGGAAATCACACTCACAGGACGCATCAATCCTGACACCATATTATTAAAAGTTTAGATATAAATAGTAGTATGTCAAAATCCATTGAACGCAATATAGCATCAGTTAATAAAGGAGCAGATGAATTCACCACTGGTTTAAAACAGTTGGCACAATCTGCAGCGGATGCCATCAACAACAAACATATTCAAGAAAAACCCATTGAATTCTTCGGCACAGCAGACAACAGCATTTACAACAAAGGATTACAGTGGACTGGAGTGGGTCAAACCAAGTATTTTAATTTGCAAGGTAATCCAGACAGAATATGGAGCAATGTAAACATAGATCTTAAATTAGAAAATTCATACATGATAGACAACACACCAGTGTTGACCGTGAATGAATTGGGTCGCACAGTGACCAAATCTAATCTGCGTCAAGTGGGCACCCTGAACAACTTGGTGGTGTCTGGCAACTTGAATGTGAGTCAATTCATAATATTTGATTCAGGCATGAATAGATTAGGTGTGGGCACAGAAACTCCCAACGCCACATTATCAGTGGCCAGCAACACTGTGGAGTTCATTGTGCAACCAGGAGTATCCTCAGCAGACATAGGCACTCATACCAACAGCGGATTAAACATCAAGACTGACAGCACAGACAGAATCACCATCACTGCCAATGGCAATATCACATTGGGATTGCAAGGCAACACTGAAACCAAGATCAATATGTATGGCAGAGTGGGCATAGGCGTTACCAGTGTGGAATCAGATGTGAGTTTGAGTACTTCAGGCGCAGTGAAATTTCAAAACAAAAAATTCGAAGTGGGCAGTGCAGCACCAGTGACAGGTTCATACACTGTGGGTGATATCATTTGGAACAGTGCACCATCTTCAGGACAATCTGTAGGCTGGGTGTGTGTGGCCACAGGCAATCCAGGACAGTGGAAATCATTCGGCACCATTTCAAACTAATCTAAGTGCTCATCACATCTTTGAGATACTTCTTACTCCAATAGCTGTAATAATTCTTAGATCGCAAAAAATTTCTAGCATTTTCCAATTTGGATCTCTTCTGACACAGTATTAAATTGTACAGTCCGTTGTTGGTGCGCACATCTTTGATGTTGGTTTCTGTGTCCCAATGATCTGCAAGAAAAACATATTCTTTGTGAGTGTCATTCAATTGATCGCACAACTCATACATGTCTTTCTTTTTCATGCGAAATTCTTTAAGATACAACAGCACATCCACAGTGTCCAACAGATGTTGATCTCGTTCAAACTTTATGGATTTCTTTACCCGATTCAATATCTTATATCTAGCACGGGCAGCATAAGGACACACTGACAAGCCACCCAAATTATCCTGTGTTTTGCTGAGATGCTGTATCCAGAGTTTGATGTGTGATTGTGCAGACATATATGTGTATTTAATAAATATGCACATGTTTGTAATAGGCAACGGTGAAAGCAGAAAAAATATCAATCTTGACAGGATCGATCAAATAAAAATAGGCTGCAATGCCATATTCCGTGACTGGCAGATGAATCATCTGATCTGTTGTGATCGCAAAATGGTTTTGGAATCCATTGCTGAAACAGATCTGCAAAAGACTACAGTGTACACCAGACCAGAATATATTCACATGCATCCATTATTGAAATCTCTGCCCACACTGCCTTATGACAGTGAGTTGAGACAGGATCAACCCATGCACTGGGGCAGTGGTCCTTATGCTGTGCTGCTGGCCACTCAATTGAACAGTGAAAATCACACAATCAATCTGCTGGGATTTGATTTGTATGGCCAGGGAGAACACATCAACAATGTGTACAAAGACTCCTATGGTTACAATCGCAGCAGTGAACGTGCAGTGGATCCTCGATATTGGATACATCAGTTGGGCAAAATATTTGAAATTCATACCAAAATGTCTTTTGAAATCTATGTGCCAGATAATTTTATCAAACCCAAAGATTGGAATCATACCAATTTGGAATATAAGAACTTGACAATGCTGCGGCAATAATGTAATAATGTATGATGTTTGCGATATATGTGGATTGCACACACAGAGGACTTGGTATAATCCCTCTTTAAAAATTCTTCTACCATATTGAAAGGTAAAATATGGTAAAATATTACAGCACAAAAACATACGGCAACGACAGAGGTTTGAGTTGTGCTTTTAGACAATGGCGCAGTACTCATTCGCATTGTTCATTATTGCATGGATATTCCATTGGCATCAAACTGATCTTTGAATCAGAAACATTGGATGATCGCAACTGGGTCATGGACTTTGGTGGACTCAAAGCATTCAAAGAATGGAGTGAATACATGTTTGATCACACATTATTGATTGCACAGGATGATCCACACTTAGATAAGTTTAAAAAATTAGCAGAGTTGGGCACCCACAGTGAAGGAGGAGTTTGTGACATAAGAATTGTGGAAGCAGTGGGCTGTGAAAAGTTCAGTGAACTGGTGTACAATGAGATGAACAAAATTTTAAATACTTTCAAAGCAGGCAAAACATACAAACTGCCCAACGGCAAAGGATTTGATTGCAGATATCCTGTGGGGCAGGGAGTGCGATTGAAATCTGTGGAAGTATTTGAACACGCTGGAAATTCTGCTGTCTACGAAGCCTAAATAAATATCCTGGTATATGTCCCAACGATATGTGGTGTGCCTCAAACACGGCACCAAATATGATGCTGAATATGTGAATGTGTTGAAAAAAATGACTCAACGCAATCTTACCACGCCGCACGAATTTGTGTGTTTCACTGAAGATCCCAGAGGCATCGACGCAGGCATCACCATACTGCCTTTGCCCACCATACCACTCAAAGGCTGGTGGTTCAAAACCTTGTTGTTCAACCCCAATCTACAGATTCAAGGCACCATACTGTTCATTGATCTGGATGTGATTATTTTCAAAAACATAGACAAACTGTTTGAATACAAACCAGGAGAGTTCTGTGTGTGCCGTGATTTCAACAGATGTTTCCAACCTGAATGGAAAAAAATAAACAGCAGTGTGGTGCGTTGGGTCACAGGACAACATCCGCAACTGTACAACAATTTCGTCAAGGATCCACACACCACCAGCAAGAGATTTCACGGAGATCAGGACTGGTTGTTTGATCAAGTGAAGAAACACTATCAGTTTTGGCCTGATGAATGGATACAGAGTTACAAGTGGGAGATGCGTGGTAATCCCAAACTGGTGAGACAAAAATCAGGACAGAAAAATTTCACTGCTCCAGGTGAGCCCAAGATAAAACAAGACACTGCTGTGGCTGTGTTTCACGGTGATCCCAATCCTAGAGAATGTGTGGATCCTTGGTGTCAAACCCATTGGAAATAGTGATTGAATTCACATTGACTGCAGTCAAAATATCGCATATACTAATAGCATGATCAAAAGAATAGGTTTCTGCTGTCAATGGTTTCATCATGATAGAACTCTTAAAAAGAAACAACTGGAAGAATTAGAACGTCCTTACAATACCAGAGCTACCACAGTGCGTTGGTTAAATGAACACAAGGAACAAGCTGAAGAAAAACTGGCATTTGTGTTCAAACACAACATTGATGGCATCAAAAATTTAATATTAAAAGTATCTGAACTGCCCGTGAGCAGAAGAATGTGTAGAATATCATCACCCATACTGCCAGTGGCCACTGAAAACACTTGGAGATACTATTGGGACAAGCCAGACATAATCAAGTATTGCGAACAACACTTTGCTGAAGCAGGCGATTTGGCTCGCAAACACAATGTTAAAGTATCTTTCCATCCAGGACAATTCACGGTGTTGGCATCGGATAATCCAGACATAGTGGAAAGAAGCATAGACGAATTTGAATATCATGTGCGTATGGCGAAGATGATGGGGTTCGGTAAAAAATTTCAAGACGGTTGCAAAATCAATGTACACATATCCGGTCGTCAAGGACCAGAAGGCATTGTTAAAGCTCTACCTAGATTATCACCCGAAGCACGCAATCTTATCACCATAGAGAACGATGAAATGGGTTGGGGATTGGATGCCACACTTAAATTGGAGAAACATTGTGCTCTTGTATTAGATATACATCATCATTTGATTCGAGACGAAGAATACATACTTTCCAGTGACGACAGGGTAAAGAGAGTGATAGACAGTTGGAGAGGAGTGCGACCCACTATGCATTATTCTTATTTTAGAGATGAAGCCTTAATGCCAGCATTTGATGAATCCACAGTTCATATGATGCACAAAAACATGTTGCCCATCAAAGACATGATCACATTGGGCTGTCAAAAGGTAAAATTAAGATCTCACAGTGATCTGTTTCCCAACAAGGCACAGAATGAATGGGCTTTGAGTTTTTTAGAAAACTTTGATATTCAATGCGAATGCAAGAGTAAAAACCTAGGAGCAGAGCAACTTTGGAATCAAGCACAAACACTGGGTCTGCTGTAATAAATACAGTCATGCAAGACATCAAACAGTGGATTCAACTATTTGAAGCCAAACAATCACGTGAAAAAACTTTGGTTTTGGAACCATTGCCTTATGGCATGGGTGATTTGGATCCTGTGTTGAGCCGAGCCAATGTGGAATATCACTATGGTGTGCTGAGCCGAGGATATGTGAACAGATACAATGCAGGTGAAGGTGATGCAGATTTCAATTATGGTGGTGCTAAATTGCACAATTTATTTTGGGCTCAATTGCAAGCACCCCGAGGCAGCAATCTGCCACAGGGCACAATAAAAGAATTCATCAACGAACATCACAAAGATTTAGACAGTTTCAAAGAAACATTACTTTTGACCACTATGAAACTGCAAGGATCTGGCTGGGTGTTCTTGTCTCGCTCAGGAGAGATCAAAACCACTCCCAATCAAACCTATCGCACAGACATATTGTTGCCCATAGATCTTTGGGAGCATTCATTCATGGACTATGTGCCGGCAAAGGATGCCAAGAAACGCTATATTACAAATATTTTTAAAATAATCAATTGGTCAGTGATCAACGATCGTTTGAACACAAAATAATCACAGTTTATCTATGGGAGTGTCACTGCTGACATTCATGTCCAGTATTTTGCGTTGGCGCACACCTTGTTTCTGTGCAAAACGTTTGGGGTCACATGCACCACACACATGTTTGTAATCATTGCTGATGCGTTTGATGGCTATGCTGCCTTTCTCCCTTTCAAACAGTGCATTGCAACTGTCACACTGGAACCTATAGTAGGTTTTGTGACGCACACAGGTGTGTTTTGTGCCCAGTTTACTGATGCGTTCAGTGAGACTTTTTTTAACAATTTTTTCTAAAAACATGCACGTGTATTTACATTAGGATTTGTGTTTTTTTAATAAATAATTGAAATAGAACGGAGACACATGGCTGTAATCACTGTCACTGAAAGAGCAATTGAAAAGATTCGAGAGTTGTGTGATCACAACCACAAGTATGCTGTGCGACTCAGCATCAAGGGTGGTGGCTGTGCAGGCTATTCATATGATTGGGGATTTGCTGATCAGTCAGAAATTGCACCCTCAGACGAGCTGTTAAACTTTGGTGATGGAGCCAAGTTCACCATAGATGCTGCCAGTGTGATGTATATCCTAGGCACTGAGCTGGACTATGTGCATGAAGTGTTTGGTTCACAATTTCAAATTAAAAATCCCAATGCCAAGAGCGCATGTGGCTGCGGTGAGAGCATCAGTTTTGAAAAGGAGATAGCATAACACATGGCATATCAAAATATCAATATTGGAGTGGAAGGCAATGACGGCACAGGTGATAGCATACGTGATGCGTTTAGGAAAGCCAATGAAAACTTCACAGAACTGTATGCAGTATTTGGAGCCGGCGGTCAGATAGCATTCACATCGCTCAGTGACACACCTGATGTGTTAGGCATAAGAAACATTCCCATTAGCAACACCACAGGCACAGCATTTGAAATGCGTGAGATCACTGGCGGCACAGGAATCTCAGTCAGTTATGCCACACCAGGTGACATTATTATTTCCAACACAGGCAGTGAATTGGTGGATGATCTTTCACCCACACTGGGAGGACCGTTGAATGCTAATGGATTGCCCATTGGTAATGCAGCAGTCAGCACCCAAGCTGCAATAGATTTCAACAACACTCACGGCACTGCCATAACCATAGACAATTTGGTAATCACCAAAGGATACGCAGATCAAAGATATATCAAACTGGGTGGAGGAGCGTCAGGCGCAGCAGGTCAGATCAGAGTGAGAAGTGAGCCTGTGGATGCCACAGCCTACACCAAGACCATAGCCAGTTACACAGCAGGCAATGCAGTGGTCACCGCTCACGGTTATGACAGCAGTGTGAATGGTTTAGAAGTGATCTACAACACCACTGGCTCAGCAGCTTCAGGATTGGTGAATGGCAGCACATATTACATCAGATATGTGAATGATAACCAATTGAGTTTTCACAGCAGTTTTGCTCAAGCCACCAACAACGATGACATCACCAGAATAAAAATCACTGTGGCAGGCGGCACAGGTGTTCAGTCATTCACAGATGCTGCTTATGATGACACATTGGCAGGATTCTTCCTCAGCGATGAGGCCATGCCAAGAGAATCCATTGTGAGACGTCAAGGAGACACCATGACAGGTGCTCTTTATCTCAATGATCATCCAGGAGATTTGTCAGGATTAGGTGCACCCAATGGTGCAGATGATTTGCAAGCTGCCACCAAATTCTATGTGGACAACACCAGCTACGCTTCCGACACCAATCTATTCGTCAGCACCAAAGGTGATGATAGAATGGATGGAGTACCACCAGACAAGGTAGGCAGATCATTCAGTTACGCATACAAAACAATCAATGCTGCTTGTGTGAAAGCAGAAGAGATCATGCTGGCCACTCCGGTGGAGCTGGGACCTTACACTCAAACCATCACTTATGATGATGGAGCCAGTAATTCCATAGTGGTCACAGAAGGTGTCACCAGCGGCAGCGGTTACAACAATGTGAAATTGTTGATAGACGCCAACAGAACATTCATTATCAAACAGATGATAGGTTTTGTGAATGCTACCTATCCCAACTTTACCTATGATGAATTGATTTGTGAAAGAGATTTAGGATATATTTTAGATGGTATTGTGATCGATGTGTTGGCAAATCTCAACTCCAATGTGAGAAGTATTCAAGCAGGTATCAGATACTACAGCAATGTGAGTGGTGCCAAGGCCATCAATCAGCAACTGACTGAAACATTGGCAGGCATCAACTATGCCAAATCAATCACCAACACTGTGCTGCAAAACTTGGCTGTGTCACCCATCTACAACGCTGGCTTCACTCAAACATTTGATATGCCCAGCACTGTGAACAACACAGGTAGATCATCAGTGGGAGCAAAATTTGACATCATCACCAACATCATTCAAAACGGTATCAGCAGTGCTCCGCCAGAAGTGGAAGGCAGCACATACACCATGACCATCAGCAACGGTGGATTTGGCAATGTGGATCAGAACGATCCCAACAATCAAGATTTGATTCCAGGCAAATTGATCCGAGGCAAGACCACTGGTGCCATAGGTAGAATTGTTTCTGTCGCAGCAGGCGGCGCAGCAGACACAGTGCAAGTGATATTGATTGAACCATTGGAGTTTTTGGTGGGTGAAGGTTTGGAATTTTCTTCGCAATTCAAACGCAACAACATCACCATACGAGTGGAGAGCGGTACCTATCTGGAAGATTTCCCCATCAGAGTGCCAGATGGAATCAGCATCAAAGGTGATGAATTTAGACGAGTGATCATACGACCCAAGAATAGAATTTCACAGTCTCAGTTTGCCAACACATATTTCTACAGAGATCTAGTGATAGATGGTCTCACAGTGACCACCACCAACTTTGGCAGACATTATCTAGTGAATCCCACTGCATTGGTCAACACTGGTGCCAGTTATGTGAACGTGGGTGGTTATGACACTCAGGCCTTGACCATATTAAATGCCAAACCCGCCATACAAAATGCTGTGGTGAATTATGTGAATTCATTGTTGAGTCCCAGCTCGTTGAATGCTGCCAATGAAGCAAGGAATCGCAGAGAGACTGGTACAATTGTGGACGCCATATTTTCAGATTTAAAAACTGGTGGCAATGAAAAAATATTGGAAGTTCAAGGCAATTTTTATAACTCAGGACTGATTGCTCAAGAACAAGCAGGCATCAGCTACATTGCTACCTATATCAATGCCTCCGTGATTGCATCTGCTTCTGCAACCATTAAAAATATTGTCACTGCACAGATGGCTCGTGTGGTGTATGCATTCAACGGCTCATACAATCCTCCCAAACACAACAGAAACATGGATGTGTTCCTCATGGGCGAGGCCACCATCATAAGAAATGTATCTGTGCAAGGTCATGGTGGATTCATGTGTGTGTTGGATCCTGCTTCACAAGTACTTAACAAGTCACCCTACATTCAAACAGCTTCCAGTTTTTCTGCCAGCATCAACACTCAGGCATTCCGAGGTGGTATGTTTGTGGATGGATCTTCAGGCAACATACCCATCAACATCACTTCAGTGGTGAACCCATTTGAATTGGAAGTGGACAGCAATGCTGGTCAAGGATTATTCATAAGAAAACCACTCACTCCCACTGCGTTCTACATTGATGGTACGAGATACCAAGTGGATGCAGTCAAAGATTATGACGGACCAGCAGGCACAGCCACTTTGTTATTGAATGCCAGCAGCAATGCAGGTCTGGGTTTTGTGATCACTTCACCCATACCTTACAGCACCACACTGCAGACAGCAGGCAATAGATCCATGTTGGCCAATGACTTCACACAGGTGAATGATTTGGGTTATGGTCTATTGGTCACCAATGGTGCATTGTCTGAACAGGTCAGCACATTCACTTACTACTGTCACGCTGCCTACATGTCATTGAATGGTGGACAGATCAGAGCATTGAACGGCAGCAATGCCAATGGTGTGTATGGTTTGGTGGCTCAAGGTTCAGATCCTTTGGAAGTGCCAGATGATGTGGATCTAGTACGCAACATGGCACAAGTGGCCAAAGTGTATGATGATGGTGGTGTATATGATCACCCATTGCTGGCATTGAGCATTTATGTGTACGATTTGGAATACATACCTCACAACAGATCTGAAATTGAAATTGATCATGATCCTCTGGATTCTTCTCTCACTCTGGGAGTGCAAAGATATGAAGTGGCCAGCGTGGAACTGATATCACCACCCATCACAGTGACAGGTCCTTCTGTCACACGAGATGGCACAGTTTACAAATTAAATCTCAGCACTGCCGGCACTGACAATGCTTCCACCACAGGACTCAAAGCAGTGTTGGCCAATCAACAGAATGTGACCATCAGAGCCAGTCAATCGCATCAATTCAGCAATGTGGGCAATGTGTCTCCCACACGTCCCAGCACAGCATTGGTATTCTATGATGACACCACTGATATAGTTTATAGAACCATAGCATTCAATATCACCAATGCAGTGGGCACAGCACTGCCAGCCAACAACGTGATTGCTTCTTTTGACACCACATTTGACTTTGTGAGATTGCAAATCAGACCTGCATCAGCTGTGTTGAGCACTTATGCTGGTGCTGGAACAACCATGGGAGCCACAGCAGGTGACGTGGTGTTGGCCATTGAACCGATCACTGAAGCTTTGGACATCACTAGATTGAACACAGGCAACATGAGCTTTGGTTGGGCAGGCAAAACACACAGAGTCACCAGTTATGTGGACCGAGGCACTTATGCCACTGTGAGCATTGTTCAACTCAGCAATATTAATATTTCAGGACCAGCAGCAGGTATTCAAGAACCTTTGGTGCGTGGACCCGGCACAGAAAACATTGTGTTGCGTTGCGGACTGTTGGCCAATGCCAATGCTGACATCACCATTAAAATTTCCACTTGTAGAGCCACAGGTCACGATTTCTTAGACATCGGCACTGGTGGATTCAACACCAGCAATTACCCCAATAATATTTTTGGTGATCCCACAGCATTGCCTGTGCAAGACAATGAAGTGGATGAACGAGGCAAAGGACGTGTGTTCTTTGTGAGCACAGATCAAGACGGTGTATTCAGAGTGGGTAGATTCTTCACAGTGGATCAAGGCACTGGCACTGTGACATTCTCAGCCAGCATTGCACTCAGCAACTTGGATGGATTAGGATTCAAACGAGGTGTGGTGGCAGCAGAATTTTCAACAGACTCGGCCATGACAGACAATGCTTCCGACACCATACCCACAGAATCAGCTGTGCGCGGTTATGTGGATAGAAGATTACATTACACACAAGGCAGTTCATTGGTGGGCAATCCTATTGGACCTGGTGCCATAGCCAGAGATGGAACCACCAGTTTCACTGCCAACATCAGCGCAGGTGGATTCAAATTGATCACACTGGGTGCTCCTAGCACCGCATTGGATGCTGCCAACAAAGCCTATGTGGACAATACTTTGTATGCCAGCGATCAAGTGGAGAATTTAAGAAACGTGGACATCGCAGGATTTGCAGCCAATCAGATATTGGTGTTCAACGGCAGACAAAGAATATTCACCACACCAGAAACAGGCGGATTGTTTGTGGTGGGCAACACCATCACAGGCAGCAGCACTGGCACAGTGGCCACCATAGTGGATTATGAATCAGTGGTATTGCCAGGTTCATTGAATGCAAGACGCATAACTTTTGCAGCAGTGTCAGGTCCTGGCTTCAGCACATTGGATTCAGTCAGCACAGGAGGCGGAGTGGCTGCACAAGTGATAGATGGACCCATGAACGAATTGGCCAATGGAGTTATGTCAGGCAGCACAGACATCTCAATCACTGCCACAAGAAGCACTGCACAAACAGATTTAAACTTGCAAATAGTGGCCGGCAGCATCATCAACGCAGATGTGAACGCAGCCGCTGCCATACAGCAGAGCAAGTTGGCCATGCAGGCTGCCACCACCAGAGCCAATGCCACAGGCATCAGTCAGGCAGATCTTGGATTGGCCAGCTTTGACTCGGGAGATTTCACAATTACCAACGGTTGGGTCTCATTGGCCACAGCTGGAGTGGATCTGGCAGATTTGCCCAATCTCACACAGTATCAGACTTTTGGTAAGAACACAGTAGGTTCAGGTGCTCCCACCATCGTCAGCTATGCAGATGTGGTCAGCAATGGACTGGGATTGGAAGACGGAGATTTTGTAACAATTTTATCAGCTGCATCAGATCCAGGTGAAGCTTTGATCAAAACTGGCACAGGCACCTACGGTATCACCAATGTGAGCACCACAGGAGAAGTCAACAGCATTGTGAAGTCAGATGCCACAGGTATCGTGGATGTGGCACAGTTGAAAGTGGATGGATTCAAATTGATCGACAGCAACACTGGTACCAATACCTCCATATTCACTACCAGAGGCAATGTGGACTTCCTCACAGCACAAGGCAGCACTGTGGCAAGCACCACATTGGTATTCACAGGAAGAAAATTTGAATTTGGTGGCAGCACAGTGAGCAATTCACCCACTGCAGACACACTGCAATCAGTGCTGGCCAGTGAAGGCCGAGGCATTGCCACTCCTCACTTGTTTACAAAATTTATTGAAAGCGATGTGGTTGAATCAGGCGGCACAGGTATTGCATTCGGTACTGGTGGAGGCACATTTGCAGGCGCAGGCAAGATCAGCATTGTGTTGGCAGGAGATGTGCCATTCATATTCGCTGGGGACGCAGATGATTCCACCAGCGTGACTCCAGGTATGTATCCCGATACCGACAATGCTTACACCATTGGTAATGCTTCAGCCAGATATGCCACCATATTTGCCACCACATTCCACGGCACAGCCACCAATGCATTGTACGCTGACTTGGCAGAGAAATATTTGGCAGACCAGGAATATGATTCAGGCACTGTGTTGCAGTTTGGTGGTTCGAAAGAAGTGACCATTACAACTGAAGCCAACACCAACAAGATAGCAGGTGTGGTGACCACAGCACCAGCATTTTTGATGAATGATGCATTGAATGAATTCAACACAGTGGCAGTGGCACTGCAGGGTCGTGTGCCATGCAAAGTGATAGGAAAAATTTCCAAAGGTGACATGCTGGTGGCCAGTGCCACAGCAGGTGTGGCTTGTGCAGCTCAAGGTGAAATTAGAATGGGCACAGTGATTGGTAAATCGCTGGAGCATTATGATTCAGATCAAGTGGGCGTGATTGAAATCGCGATAGGTAGATAAACATGGCCAAACAAACAGTGAACATAGGCACATCTGCCAACAAGGGCAATGGTGATCCATTGCGCACAGCATTCACCAAGATCAACAACAACTTCGACGAACTCTATTCAGCACTGGGCAGTGATGGTGATCTGTTTGATCCCAACAGTGTGGATCAGAGTCTTGTGCCCACCACCACCAACACAGTGGATTTGGGTTCGGCCAGCAAACAGTGGCGCAGTCTTTATGTGAGCAACAACACCATTTACATAGGTGGCACAGCAGTAGGAGTAGATGCCAATGGCAATTTAACCACAGGTGGCACAGTGGTTGGCAGCACTCCAGACTGGAACAGCATCACAGGCAAGCCCACATTTGCCTCAGTGGCAACAAGCGGCGCCTACGGTGATCTATCAGGTCGTCCGACTATTCCAACTCTGACCAGCCAGCTGACAAACGATTCAAATTTTA